GTTGAATCCATTTTTGTGAGAAATAACGGCCAGTATATGGATCAACTGATTGTAACAACGTTAATCTTTGTGACATTAATTCCGCTTCTTTTAATTCGGAGAAATTATTATCTTTAATGAAGTCATAGTGAATATCTTCTTTAAACAATTCCCATTCTTCATCCGTACAAATACCTTTTAGTACACATTGTACACGTAATGCTTGATTGAATACTTCAGAAAATTTACTTCTTAATCTGTCCACAAATTTAGAGAACTTTAATTCATCTCTAGTAATCTCTGATGAACGACCAAGCGAGAACCCTTGATTAGGTTCTAACCTGGAGATTGGAACACACAAGGCACCATATAGTTTCTTCTGAAAGTATTTAACGTCTTCCAACTCACCTAGGTTCTGTCCACCTGGTAGTGTGGTAATCTCTGTGCCTTTGCCACCTTCTCTACGTGGTAACCAGAAGTCTTCCATCATGGACATAAACTTTCGGTCATCACGTACTTCACCTGTATTAGCATCATAGACAAGTTTATTTTTGTACTTGACCATAATGTCCCGCATGTATTGTTCGGCTTTTAATTTTGGTAAATTGCCTACGTCAATGTAAAAAATACGGCGTTCTGGAGCTCTCGAAATACGGTAAATGACCGTTGCATCCTCAATCATACGTAGTTGATTAAGAGGCTTGATTGCTTTATGTAGATAACTCAGAACAACCGCACGGCGGGAGTCCATAAGACCCGATACCACCGAAATAATAGAGTCTGTTGTAATACGAACACCAACAGGACCAAAATTGGATGCACTACCACTAACAACTTTGTCATTGTATATGTAGTATTCATTGACTGGTTGCATAACATCTGCACCAGTTCTTTCATCTTTCTGTTTCTTCATCTCACGAACCTTACGTAATCTACGTGGGTCGATGTAACGAAGTTCTTTGATACCTTCTTGTGGTTTTTCACGGTCAATAATGATATGATAGTACATTCTACCATCAACATAATAACGGCGGAAGATATCTTGTGCCATGTTTTGATAACTCAACATACGTAAAACGGTATTGAATTCTTCTTTAATGGCTTTTTTAATTTTGTCGGCAACTTTTAAATCATCTAAAATGATTTGTGTTATCTTACCATCATCATCTTGAACAATAGCTTCATTAACTATATCATCTATCGCAGATTCAATTTCAGGTTGCATGGCCATTTCACGGTAACGAGAGATTAGTTCTACCTCATTCTTTGCGGTACCGTCAAGGTCAACATAAGTGCCGTAGTAAGCGGCAGATGTAATAGTTAATGCCCCATCGTCTTGCGTTGGTGGTGCAAATGATTGTTGTGCAGTAGATTCTTCCTCATCCTTTTGGCGAGAAATTGTAAAACCGAACAGTGAAAATTTATTTGTGTTGTTTGCCATATTTTGTGTGTAATTATAAAATCAAAAAAACATGGGAGACCCTATTGGGCCTCCCGATATATATCAACTTGTTGTGTCTGTTTCCCAGAATTGGTATGCAAACGTACATGTAAATTCTTCAATTGCGTCATTTGAACCCCAATCAAGGTCGATTGGTGCCAAATCTAATGGAAATAAACCAACGAAATTATATTTCTTCAATTCGTTGCCTGTTTTGCCATATTGAATAACGTTTGCATCAACAGAATAACCGTTAGAATTTCTTGCTGCGCCGCTTCTTACGTTGCCTGCGTGACTATTGATGGAGTTCATCCAGTTTTCTAAAGAATTTCTAATTGCAAAATCTTCATCATTAATAATTGTCAATGTCCAGTCAGCAAATGTTCTGTTGCCTGGAAATTTCATCTCACGGCCAAAGTAAAAAACTGGTACAGTACCAATTGATGAACCTGGTAGTTGTGCTGTTTTGGCCATAAAGGTTAGTTTTTGACCAGCAGATGTTGAGTTTGTTACGTTTGATGGAAATATTAAAGAGACAGAGAATAAATTAGGACGTGCTCCGTCTCCAATCATATTAGCTCTGAATTCTGATACATTAAATGCCATTGTTTTCTCCTATATCGTTTATTTATTAAGCTGCGCCAACGATTGTTACGAAGTCAACACCAGTACCAACAGCAATAAAGTTCAACTGAATGTAATTTACTGAACGTGCAGGCTTAAGGTAGATATCTCCAACGAATTGGTTGCTATCAATAACTTGTTGCGTATTGTTTGTTGAATCACAAACAACTCTAAAGTCTGTCAAACCACGGCGTCCTTGAATGTCACGCAAGAATGGTGATACTAAAGCAATAAATTGTGCTCTTGTAAATTCATCATTCAATTCAAACATTGAGAATTTGGCAGCTTGTGCAATTGCCTTTTCAAGTGTGATAAACAAACGGCGAACATTGATACGGTCGAATGCTGATGGTTTATTTAACAATGTTTTGTCACCAAACAATACTGTGCCTTGACCTGGGAATGATACAACTGGATTAACGCCTGCTGCATACAATGTGTCACGGAATGATTTGTTTGGATTCCATGCTAACTTAATGCTGTTCTTAATTGCACCACGGTTGAAACCAGCTGGTGAGAACCATGGGTCACGAATGTTGTCTGTGAATACACACAAGCCAGCAATATCACCGTTCAATGGTATCCAACGATATGTGTTGTTGTACTTGTCGAATTGGTATTTCCATCCAGAATCAGCAACAACATAAGAAGAACTTCTTGATAGTGTTGCCAGCCAATCTTGTATATTAGTTGTTTCGCTGCCTGCTTTATTAACTACGTCAGCATATCTTGGAGAAATAAAAGCCACACAATCTGCACGACCAACAGCAATGTTATCAATAACATATTGTTGAACTGTAATTGAATGACCTCCTGTTAGTACCAAGGCAACGTCAATAGATTCTTTGTTAGCAAACAAATCGTAAGATGTTTGTAAGTTTCCATCAGTAGGTGAAACTGAAGAACCTGTAATTAAATTAATTACTTGGTTGGTTGCTGGATTCGCAAAAGTTCTGCCTGCTGCAGTTTGACCCCATGTAGCATTTGTTGTTGCATAATTAACAGGATCCATTGCATAAACATATTTTGAGTTATTAAAAATAACTTGTTTATAGTAGTTTGTGACACCGTTGATAACTGCATCTGATGCGGCCGAAACGAAACCGTATGTTTCTAAGATTGAACCGGCAGAACCTGTAAACAATCCGTCTTGGTCAATAACAACAATGTGCATCTCATCGTTTACACCATTAACAGAATCAGCAAAATCTGATGTGCCTGGTGCAGATGTGAAATAATTTTTGTATGCCCATGTGCTATATGTTTGATTGTTTGCACACACAGCAACAGTGATAGAGTTTCCTAAAACACCTGCATATCTGGCCGCAAATGGACCGTAGCTATTACCGTTGTTGGTATTTAAATAAGTAGATTCATAAACATCTTCGTTTTTAATTTGTACATTCAATGTACTACCATCGGTTGCATTGTTTGCTAATGCACCAACTGCACGTACAATACTTAAGTTATTACCATAAGACAGAAAGTTTGCAGCAGTAAAGAATGATACTGCTGAACCTGAATCAGGTTTACCATATGTGCTTACGAGTGTTATTTCACTATCTATCTGTTTTACCTTGTCTGCTGGACCCCATTGAAATGTTCCAGCAAATGCACCAGCGGTCTGTTGAACTGCGGGTACAACTGTTGTTGCGTCCACCTCAGCTACATTTACGCCTGGAGAGATTTGAAATGCCATTTTATTCTCCTTGAATTATTATGTTCTTTTGGCAAAATACCATAAGAGTATTTATGAAAGGCTGGTTTTATAACCTTTCCAATCTGTTTCTCATAAACTTTGCATACGTTTCTCCACCGTCTGCAACTTCCCACATATCACCGCCCATAATCTCAAAATCATGTTCCAAACCATCTTCGATGATTGGAGCTGGCAAAACGTCATCATCCATTTGATTCATATTTTCTAACTGAATCTGTTTACGTATGTCGTGGTTAACAATCTCTTTAAAATACTGTTGGGTTGTTACCCAAGAAAACATGACCAGAGACATGACCATGTCGTCATTTGCACCATCTTCTGCACTAAAGGAATTCTTTTGCTGAATAAAAGTGGTCAACTCGGAGTATGTATCAAAATCTTGAATCAACAATTTATCACCTTCAATCAAAGTCTTAAGGTTTGAACAACCAATTGCCTTGACCTGAGGAGACATTTTTAATCCCATTTGAACACCACGGGCAAACCCAGCCGACAATTGTTGCGGTTTTTTATTGCCTGTAAATATTTTCCAAAGGTTCTCATACTCAAAATCTGAATGTAATGAATCTGCTACCTGAGGATTGTTGTTAATTTCCACCAAAACATAGGCATCATTATAGTATCTTGCTGCATTATAGATGACAGTCGGAAACAATATAGGTGTAATTGATGAACTCTTATAGGTTGCCACTTGTTTGTATGGTGTCTGTGAGATATCAATTACAGAGAAGGCCGAACTATCAAGATTTCTACCTTCTGAAACATCAACCGTGATTGCATATAGGTGGTCGGATTTAGATTCGTTGATACCTTCTTTAACCGGATGTTCATATATTTTTAACAGGTCGTGGTTTGCAATTGGGTCACTATACACCAACTGTTGCAATTTATAACCAGAAATCAAAGTGTTTGAAGAACCTAAAAACTCAGTCTCAAACTCTTGTGAGAATTGTCGTTGAGAAGTGTTGCGAATCGTTTCTTCTTTCCATTTCTCATCACGACCAGGTACTTGTGACCAATGTATTTGAAAATTAATATAGTTATTCTTTTTGTTGATTGAGTCCATCCACAATTTGTAAAATAGATTCATACCATTCGGTGTTGATACAATAATAATCTTTGTCTTTTTACCTGATGAAATTACAGGGTAAACGGAGTTAAAGAATTCTTCCGCAATATTGTTTGGCACGAAAGCAAATTCATCCAAGAATACAATGTTAAAAGAGCCTCCACGAATTGCAGATGATGATGTAGATGCAGCAACAATTTTAGAACCGTTCTCTAGTTCAACGTTACCTTTGTTCCACGTAACGATACCTTGTTGCAACCACATTGGTAAATTTTCATATGCAAGTTGGTACTTGGACAAAATATCACGAGCTAAGGCTCCTTTGTTCGCTAGAACTGCACAGTTTTGTTGGTCGGTAAATATGGTTGCCCATAACATATATGCAACCGTGGTTGTGGTTTTACCAACCTGTCGTGGACATTTTGTAATAACGAATCGGTTGTCTTTGAAAAGTTTTAACATCTTTTCTTGGAACGGCCACATCTTAAAGTTGATTAGACCTTCATCAACGTTAACAATTTTAATATAATTTTTTGCAAAATAAACAGGGTCTTTGGCACATTTAATGTATTCATCAACCTGTTCTTGTGTATACTCTACCTTAACACCAGCCTTTTTAAGTAATGGATTATCTCGGTATGCTTCACCAAATTTTAAATCAACAGTACTAATCATTCTTTACTTTTTAGGAGTTTATTTAATTCAGCAGTTGAACCAACAAAAATGGCTTTATCAATTTTGGTATCACCTTCTTTTTGTTTACCATCCATTGTACGCATTTGTTTTTGTACTGCAAGCAATTCTTTGTTTGCATCAACCACATTCTTTAACAGTGTTGCATAAACTTCAAATGCCCGTGGATGTTGTCCTGCTGCAGCAATATGACGTAGTTCTTCCATTGCATCTTTACCATTATCAATCAGCTCTTGCAGATTATCTTTAGTTTGTTGATATGCGTCTTGTAAGTCCGTTTTTAAATCCGGACCTTCTTCAGTCTTAACAACTGCCGGTAAGAGAGGTTTTACATCTTGTTCTACCGGTGTCACATCAAATAATTTTTCCATGTTTTTGTCAAACGTATTCATATTTTTAACTTAGTTTATAATGCTGCGATTCTACTCTTAAAATCGTTAAAATCGGATGATGCTGCAACCAGTACCTTTAGGTTGGCCAAAGGTACAGAAGCACCAACTTGAATTGTATTGTTTGCAAATTGAATACTTGCAACATTTGCAAAAGACTTTCCACTTAAGTCTAAAGCTACATTACTTGAACCTGAAGAAGGTATAACAATTGTTCCGTTGCTTGTAAATTTCCATTGTTCTTTAAAATAATCAACTGTTTGTTCGTTTTCTGGACTAGGATTTTGATAAGTAACAGCATTCATTGTATATGAATATGTTGTATTGATAGCAAGTGTTACTGTTGTGTTTCCACTACCAACTGTTGTGCTTGTTGTAGTGGCTGCGGATGGTACAGTCACATATGTAAAATCGCCCCACTTGGTTGAACTTGAATATGCATAGACACCAGGTAAAGTTCCATCTATCGGTAATTCATACGTAATTGCAATTGCTTTTGAACTGCCATTTGGATAAGCATATCCAGTGCCTACAAGAAAATCACCCTTTACGTCCATCTGTCTGTGACCAAGTCTAATATTTTGACCTGCACCTGGAACTTGAAGTGAATTTGCCCAAGCAAGGTAACCATTAGCCGCAAGCACTTTGTAATTAATGAATCCAGTTTTACTGTTAGGGTCTGTGGTTGTTCCGTTTACATATAGATAATTGTTACTATATTTAATCCAATTAATTTGTGGTGATGTTACACCAGTTATTTCTTTTTCCCAAACTAATTCATTGTTTGCTCTAAACATATAGATGTTTGTATTTGTTGCAGCATACCAGTTGTTTGAAGAATCGTAACTTAGTCCAATGATTGTGTTTCCATATTTGTTGACATTACTTGTTCTAATGTAAACACCTTCTGTATCAAACTTATGTACTTGACCGTTTGCTGAACCAACTAACAAACCACCACGATTAGGTAAAGCAATAATAACTGATGCGTTTGCAGCTGCACCTGCATTATAAAATGTAAAATACAATTCGCCTGTAATATCAAGGCCTGTAATTAAGTTGTGTTCACCAGTATAATATGGAAAATCTTCATCATCAACACAGATATCTTTAGAACCAATTGAATCTGTAACTAAAGTGTTCCAAACATTTTGTCCAAGATAATTAAATTTTGTAACACGGGTTGACCTGTCAGAAGGAATGTTTGTCAATAAGTATACGTTATTGTTTCCATCAACTGTTACTGAATCACCATAACTTGCTACCAGTGTGCCACTAACATTGGCTGCAGGCACAGATTTTCTCCAGTAAATTGAACCATATGGGTCAAATTTAATAACTGTTGCCTGTGGTAAACCAGTAACTTCATTCTGTGTTGTCATTGATACAACAATGTTATTTGCAGAATCGAAAGCAACACTGTGACCATATGCATTGTTGGCTTGTGTATCTAGTTGACCAAATAACATACCCCAAGCTCTATGTTCATGTGGGTCGGTACCAATTTCAACCTTTGTATTACTATACATTGTGGTTTTATCAAATAAAATATCACCCAACGAAGCAGTGTTTGCTTTGTTGAAAGCATTCTGTGCCAATTCTTGGTTGGTTTCATAATACGTATTTGATGTATTGGAACGCAAAGCAACTGTAGTATACAACTCAGTAAAGTTGTTATTTGTTTTGGTAAAAGCCGTTCTTAATGAATCGCCTTTGCCATCATTTGCTCTAATACCAATATTGATAGTTTGTTTAGCCATTTATTTCTCTCGTTTTGTTTACTGATTTGCAGCTTTATTGATTGTAGTAACTTCACCCAATGTGTTATCAGCCTTAGCGTCTTCTTTATCAACTGACATGTAGTCAATATCTGTACTAACTCTACCAATCGAATCGACTTCAACGAATTTCAATGGGTTCAAGTTGTATGATGTAAAGTTGTAATTTGCCAAAGTATTAATTCCGTATATAGGTTTGTCTGACACGAAGTTTCCTGTTAGTTCTTTTAGTCTCAATACATTATCTGTAAATTGTACAACCATGCCTGTTGCGGTTGCATCATCTGAGGTGTAACCTTGATATACTTTTTCACCCACTTTATATGTTCCGTAACCGGAATCTAAGTTCATGTAAAATTCAATTACTTCTTCTTGTGACACTAGGTTGTATACAGAAACAAAGGCACGATTGATAACACTAGTCTCTGTAACCTTACCAAATATAAAACCCTTGACTGTGAAGTTTAATGTCCAAACAATCATCCGAGTTTCATTTTCTCTACCACCTTCATATGTGATTTCATGTTGTGTAGAATTTAAAATCACAGGAACTTCTTTGATAATTCCCATTTCAGGAATAAGGTTTAACTTGATGGTATAATCTGGTGTAAAGAATGGTAAAATATGTTCAATGATTTGTGTACCATCTTCTATGTTACGTACATAGATGTAAAGATTAAAATCGAAATTGTATGGTACAGGATTGTATTGTGAATGTATTCCTGAAGGTGCAGTTCCTGAAAAATTTTTAATGTTTGTATTTTGTTTTCTACTTGAATCGTATGATAATCCGGCCATCTCAAATGACATACGAGGTAAAGTTAATTGAACTTTTTTATCTAGGTTCAAATCTTCTTCAAGGCGCATGACATAACGTTCTTTACTTGCATATGCAATAGGAACAATAAATCTTTCCGATTCTTTAAGGTCTGGTTTAAATCTATACAAAGTAATACTATCAAATAGATTACCAAATCCAACAACCAATTTTCTTATGACACGATTATATGTTGACATTAAATTTTTCCAAACGGATTGGTTTCAGTGAAGTCAATAATATTATTTGCAGTATCAAAGAAATAAGAATTGTCATAACTCTCATTTCTTGTACTATCTTTTAATGGATCATAAGATGCCAAATAGTATCTTGCATTACTTGTTGCACCAATGATTGCAACGTTGTCACGGAATTCACCTGCAATATTTGTGACCTTTAGTGAGTCATCTGGTTTGATCCATTCTTGTACTAAAGCCACGACCCATGCATTTGCTTGTGTATTATCTGTAGATTGAAATACAACTTCCCTAGCTTCATATGTTCCAGTTCCAGTTCCAGTAGTCAAGTCTAGTGTGTAACTTGATTGAATCATTACATCATCAATGTCTTCCACACCAGTGTCGATAACTTCTTGTGAGTACTTGAATTTCTCTAGTTCCAATTCATAGAAGAATGGTATCTTGCGGCCTAACATAAAGAAATCTTTAGTTTGATTTGTAAATTTAATTTCAAACAATTCACCAGTACCATTTAAGAACGGTACATAAATTAAATCACCTTCTCTTGGTCTTGTGAATATATCTTGTGGTACACGTTGAGAGAAAGAACGCTTTGAAAGAATAATGTTGACAGTGTTTTTAATCTCAAGGCCAAACTTAGAAAAGAATTCTTTCTCGCCACCATATTCCATCGAACTAGATAGATAGAATTCAATTGGAAATGCTGAACCAAATCTTTTTATTGGATCCTCACCATATAAAATGTCTCTATCGGTTTCATTTTCAATAGGTAAATAGTAGGCGTCAAAACCCATAATCTTGATTGACTCAACAATCAAGTCCTCAATTACCCTTTGCTCAGCAAGAGAGTTATAGTTATTGAAATAAACCGAGGTTGCCATATTAGTTCATGAACATTTCTAGTGGTGCACCGTACTTGTCACCAATTTCTAAATGTAATGCATCTATTTCTTCTTTGGCTTCACTATAGATTTTGTCACCATTTAATTTGACACCACCTGGTAATTGAATACCTTCAAACTTTTTAAGGTTATTGCCCCAAGAACGTTTGATAAGTGCTGTTGCATATTCTTTTAACCAACGGTCATTCCAGGCCTGTGTATACACATCAGGATCAATCACCGCATAACATTCTGCAATGACTGTTGTACCGACTGGTGCTTCGGTTCTACCCCAACCCCAATCAATATAGAGTCTTTGCATGTGTCTCTGAAATCTAATAGGAACTTCACCAGTAAACAGTTGTTCCAACATACGTAAGTGTTGTAGTGTCAACGTATAGTTAATGTATGAAGCGGAGGTAAAGTCATACAACTCATTCAAACGGAGTTGATATCTCA